TCTCTCTCCGGTTCATGCGTCCAACGCAGAAAGCTCCATATGCAATCGAACTTCGCCAATGCAGAAATGCACGCAATTGATCTTTATCGTCTGGGTCAACACCTCGACGACGAAATTATTGCTGAAATACAGTCTCTGTATTTTCTTGACTACCTCGATTACGGAGCTCGCTGTCTAGGTTTGATTCGTCAAACCCTGGGTCGCATTCGCCGTGAGAGAGAGTTATCTGTTATCGAACGTCAAGACTCCTTTGGCGCATCCGTCCAAAGGGTTCCGTCATGACGTACACTGGTCCTTTCATAAGTTCTAGTGTTTCGCAGCGGGGTTCTACCCGGTTTGAAAAAACTGCGTGGCGTTACCGTCAACCCCGTCCATACCATCAGCCCTTACCGTACTCCGCATTTAATTATGTGGGGTCCGGCGAGTCCGATGGTTATTGGGCGTGTAGGGGTCTAGAGTCACTTTCTTCAGTCCAATGGACCGATTTAGAGACTCTTGCTTACGATCGTCTCCATAGTAAGATCGGTGAACAAGCTAATCTGGCTCTAACATTGCTGGAGGTCCATAAATCCTCTGCAATGATTGCCAGTCGCGTGTCATCCCTTCTCGGAGCCGTTCGTGAGTTGCGAAGGGGTAACATACCAGGGGTGTTTCGACGCCTCTTGGTCGATCCTAAAAGATCATCACCTCATAGGATACGGGAAATTTCTCGTATCAATACTAAAGACCCAGCATCTGCTTGGCTTGAGTTCACCTTCGGGTGGGTTCCTCTTGTCCAGGATATATATGCTGCCTCTAGTGTTATGAGTCAAGACTTTGGATCAACCCGCGTTCGAGCCGCCGCTAGCTCCTCTGTGAGTCATCGGCGTATCGAGTTTTGGGGTGACAGCTCCCTTCCTTCACAGGAATCGAGTTACACCTTGAAACGTCGGGTGGGCACGCAAGTTTCAGTTAGGATCACAAATCCTAACCTCTTGCTTGCTCGTCAGCTGGGCTTTGTAAACCCCGCTTACGTTGCCTGGGATGCAGTACCTTTTAGCTTCGTTGTCGATTGGTTCCTACCAGTCGGTAAATTCCTAAACTCGTTTACCAACGAGGTTGGAATGGAGCTCCTTGGTGCTCAGGTGGGTAGAAAAGTTAGTATAGTCGATTACATCCAAAAACGTAACGACTTTCCTGGTCAAGCCCTTGCTGTGAAGCAAGAAGGCCACGCCGAGTCTTTCTTCCGGAGCCTTGGCGCTTTACCGCGTCCAAGTCTCCTCGATCGCGCTCGGCTTCCCAGTGCTAACTTGTGGCTCATCGCCACTTCTGTCGCTCTTTTGCGACAAAACCTTTTGAAGTTGGTTAAGTGAGGTTACTCTTGCTTGAAAATCTTCTTATCTGCACCAATGTGCAAAAACCACAGAAGGATACCCATGAGCGCAATTGCTCCTATCGTCGTCAAGAACGCATCTAACGATGACGTTACCTTGTCCCCACTCCGCGGCGCCGCGGGTGACCGGGTTCCTGCTGAGTGGCGCTATGACGGAAGTGCCGCATTGCCAATTGCAATGCGCACGTCCCTCAAGCTCTCCTCGCAGGACAATGGTCCGAAGACTGCCCGTCGACTCGTGGCAGATGGGGTTGTCCCCATCACCCAAGTCGACAGCCAAGGCCAGTTCAGCGTGGTTGCTCGTGTGCCCATTCACATGGAGCTTACGCTCCCGACGAATGTGCCCGCAAGCTCTGTGACCGATGCGGCTACCGTTCTTCTGAACGCTATCGCCTCGGCACCGTTCAAGACCGCGGCCTCTTCTGGCTATGCACCCATCGGTGCCTGACTAGGGAGTCCTCACCTTGAACTCTACCACTCTGCAGCAGCCTTTGCTTAGAGTCTTCTCCGCTTTATGCGAGAGCGTCAATTCACCGCGATCCCTCGGCTTGGCCCTACGGGCAAAGTACGGGGTTCTCCGCGATGAAGAGTCAGGCCTTCTTCACCAGAAGTCTGATCCTAGCACTTACCTCTCTACCCACTCCTATCGGATGGACAACGCTTGTACTGAGTTTCTCAGAAAGTGTCGTCTTGATGGTGTTGTGACTGAAAGGGAACGCGCACAGGCCGCGAAGGACTCTTTCTTTGAGTCTGAACGGCTTTGTGCGGGAACTAACGCTCGTATTTCCAGTTTGCTCTTCGAAGAAGGCCTAGTAAGCCCCGACGAGATTCGCATCCAAGATTTCCTTGGCAAGGCGAAGCGCTGGATACGCGATTGTTTAGGTCCTGTGCCAAGTGAGCTCACCTGCTCCTTTGGTCCTGGTGCTACATACGGGTGCAAGGGTTTCTACACGACGATACCCGATAAAATAGAGAACCGCGTCGAGATAACCAGAGGATCACTCCTCATAAGTCCCCTCTTCATCGAGGGTACTGCCTGGTATAGGCAATTGGTTAATCGACAACCCCTTAACGGTCCTTATGAGATCGTCCGCGGAAACCGTTTCACAACGGTCCCAAAGACGGCCCTAAAAGACCGTGGTATTTGTGTCGAACCTAGTGGAAATCTATACCTCCAGAAAGGTGTCGGTAATGCCCTAAAAAAGCGTATCCGATATTTCACTGGATATGATTTAAACCAAGGTCAACACAGGCACCAGTCGATGGCTTGTCATGCCTCCCGGACGGGAAGTTATGCAACAATCGACCTTAAGGCTGCCAGCGACACGGTCAGCCATCAGTTGGTCAGGTTTCTCCTGCCTCCTGACTGGTTCGAACTCCTTTCCTGCCTCCGTTCAACCTTCACCCTCATTGAGGGCAAATGGGTTAAGCTCGAGAAGTTCTCGAGTATGGGGAATGGATACACCTTTGAGCTTGAGACCCTTATCTTTGCCTCCTTAGCTTACGCTTGCGGAGGTGAGATCCTAGGTTCTGACTTCTCGGTGTTTGGTGATGATATTATCATCCCAACGGAGTTCGCTCAGGACATGATAGGTATCCTAAACTTCTGCGGTTTTGAAACCAATGAAGACAAGACTTTCTTGTCAGGACCCTTTCGTGAAAGCTGCGGTGGTGATTTCTTTTTGGGTAGTCCCGTGAGGGCACATAACCTTGAAGAAGATCCATCCGCCCCTGAGGACTGGATATCATTGGCTAACGGGCTTAGGCGCCTGGGTCGTTCAGACCCTGGCGTTCATTTCCGTGATAGTTATCCTCATACTGCTTGGATGCGGTGTTTGGATGCTTTGCCAAGTGATATCCGGCGGTTACGAGGCCCTGATTCGCTCGGGGACCTCGTAATCAACGATGAGGAAGGATATCAGATGGTGACGAAGGTGGTCGGCAAGAACCGTAATGGTCCTTATCGATTCATCCGTGTCTACCGTCCAATTCCTAAAACGCTACCTCTCCATCACTGGAAGGGCGGCGTCCTCAACGCTGCGGCACTTTATGGCATTAGCTCCACTGGTGTTGCCACCCGGGGAGTGAAAGGCTATAAAGTGGGACTAATTAATTATCCCTAATTAATTAGCGGTTTTTGGTGGAGTTTTTTATTTTCCACCTGGACGCCCACAACGGGCCGATAGCCGGCTAGCAAGCCGGTGAAGTAGATGAAGCGCTTAGC